GGTACGTTGATAGGCTGCTTCGTAGTGTTCAGCATCCAGCTCAAGGTCAATGATCTGTGCGCCCAGTTGCAAGCGCACATAATCAATCAGTTCTTGTTTTAGTGTTTCTGTGGTAGTTTGATTTTCTAATGCCATTAGGGACTCCGTGTTCCCTGTATTTAGTACATTACCAAGCCCAAAGTATGATTAGGTTATCGTTGCCACGCCCGTTAAACTTGGTTTCCGTAGCCTTGATTTCTTTAAATACTTTTCGTGCCGCTGGTTTACCTCCAGCCAACAAGAGCTTTAACTGTTCTTGAGGTTTTCTTAAAGTTTTAGAAACGGTTTGCAAGGAGTCAAATCCCACAATTGCACTACCCTTAACTGTAAAGGTTCCAATGTGACTGTCGGCCACAACATAGACTAACTTGCGTTTGGCAGAGTCAAAAAGGAATGCTTCGCTAGCACCAACTAACTTTGTTACTGGCTCTGATTTAAGTTTGAGCTCATCAAACTCTCTAAGGAACTTAAACTTGCGTGTGAGTTTTTCTGGACTCACAGCTTTCTTGGCACGAGGTTTGCGTTCTACTTTTTTCAGTTGAACATAACTGCCGCAGTCGTTGATTACTGTTTCACAAAACTTGACACAGTTTTTTAATTGTAATCGTGTAAGGTGGCTGTAACCTTCGACTAGGTCAGCGTCGGTACCTTCTAGGACTTCATTAAATTCTGCTAGACGTAATTCCCACACACGACTAACAGTGCCGACCATGTTGGGACTTATGTTCATACCACGCATCAAGGCAATTGGTTTAAAGTCTGCTGACATTTTAGCACCAGCAACAATAAAGTCATCAAACATACCTTCAAGCTCGCCGCAACACTCAGAGATTTTTTCACGCAGATGATCTTGGATTGTAAGTTTAGCTACTGCGGTATCAGCATCAACTTCAGACTGTTCGCGTTTCTTTTCTTGTTTAACTCGAAGCATTTGACTAATTTGCTCATCGACAATACTCTGTTCGTGTTCGTTAAGTACCAGTCCAATTAGAGTCATACGACATACCCAAGCTGGGGTCACACGAATTTGGCTGTCAGGAATGCCACGCATTGTTTTAGCATCAACCTTGCGCCCATTATGTTCTAAATAATGGCACAGCATTTCTTTAGCATCTTTTTTGCCATAGTGATAGTTGTACCATTGGAATGCATTAGCCAAACTGCTGAGACGATTTTCTTCTGTGGGTTGGAATTTCCACTCGGGCTCGTGCCCTACATATTTGGTTTCAGCACCCTTGGGGTTTAGTCTTTTGATTTCGTTTGATTTTGCCATAGTCTTTATTGTATAGGAAAGTTTGTGTAAGGTCAACCAAGTAGGCTTGCCAAGGTTATATGTTGTTCCAAATTAGTTAATAGGTTGTCAATTTTTTGTACTAATTCACGATAGCGTAGAGTTTCTTTATGCATCCTACGGCATTCTACACTTTCCATATCTGCGGCCACAATAGCTTGATCTACACCTTTTATCATTTTGAGCAGATCTCTGCGGGCCACTTTGTTTTTGACCGTAGCAATGTGTTTTTCTGCAGAATCCAAGCGTTGAAATAGTTCGTCCATTTTGTAATTATACGAGCTTTTGAATTCATAGTCAATCTAACCGCTAAATACACTACTATGCCACGCCTTAGCCTATACCGTCCTAACAGATCTAGCGATTACCAATTTTTAGACCGCACTATTAGTGAAATGTACACTGTTGGCGGCCTTGACATTTATGTTCACAAATACCTCGGACCCCAGGGCGCAGGCACAGACAACGGCAACAACGATGCTACCATTCCAAATTATGCCACAACAAATCCCTTGTTTATTGAAGACCTGTTGCTGTTGGAAAACCGTGACCGTGTATATGATCCTGACGTGTTTGTCATGCGTGGAGTATATCGCACACAAGACATAGATTTTGATCTAACACAATTTGGCCTATTTTTAAATGGTGATACGTTGTACATTACCTTCCACTATAATGACATGATTGATACTTTTGGCCGCAAGCTCATGGTCGGTGATGTTATTGAGATTCCTAACCTAAGAGATTATAATCCACTTGATACTACCTTGGTTAAAAGTTTGCCTAGATATTATGTAATTCAAGATGGCAACTTTGCATCAGAAGGGTTCAGTGTTACCTGGCTACCACACCTATGGCGTGTCAAAGCTACTCCATTGGTCAATGCTCAAGAGTATAGCCAAATAATGAATCAACCGTTTATGCCAGAGAATATTTGGGATCCGGGCAATTTTTATCCATCAAACGAAATTGTTAACAATGGTGGCACTTATTATACAGCCACGGGCAATGTACCGGCTGGCACACCAATTGATGCGGTAAACCCTGGCACTGGTTTACCATATTGGACCGCAACTACACCCAACACAGTAGGTGACAAACAAACAACCAGGCCAAAAGATTTGGCAATTAATGATGCTATCTTGGCACAGGCCTATGAAGAAGTTCCGTTATCGGGTTACGATAATGTAAAATTTTATATTCTGCCAACTCAAAATGGTCAACCTGGATCGGGGGGTCTTACAACTACTACCGACGGCCCAACTAGTGCTGGTGATCAACCAGGTCTAGAGGTCACTCCAGACGGATTTGGGTATGTCCGCGGTTACCTAACTGGCGACACACATGCGCCTAACGGCCTGCCAGTTACACCAGGTGTACAATTTCCTCCACACCCAGCCAACGGCGATTATTGTCTACGCCTAGACTACTACCCTAACCGCTTGTTCCGTTATAACGGACGAGCTTGGTTGGCCATCAGTGACAATGTTCGTACTGATCTTGACTATGCTGCGGAGGCTCTTACACAACGAGCCAGTTTTGTTAATAATACATATACTGTGCCTACTACGGATATTGGTAACATTCCTAGTCGTCAAAGTCTTAGTAAGATTTTAGAAATTCAACCCGACAACGGTGACCAGGGTGGCGGATTACCACCTAACCCAAGACCCCCAGGACGCTGATGTATATCTATACAATTAAAAATCTCGTTAATGGTAAAATATATGTAGGGCAAACTATTCAGTCCAATGCTAAGATGCGCTGGTATAGTCACCAAGCTGATGCTCGCAACGGCAAGAAAACCCATTTGTATGATAGTATAAGAAAATATGGTGTTGAAAACTTTCTGTGGGAAATTATTGACCAGGCGAACAGTGTAGAAGAATTAAATGAGTTAGAAGCCCGTTGGCTTGCTCATTATCGGTTACTTGGCGAAGTTTATAATAATCGTGAAGCAGGTAATAATAAACTACATAGTGCTGAAAGTATTGAAAAAATGCGTAAAGCTAAACAAGAACAACATGCAAGACGCAGGGCAGAGAATGGTGGTGTTGAGACAATGAATAGAGTATTAAAAACCGCTGGATGGAAGAATTCAGCACAGGCTAAATTAAATAAAAGTATTGCTCAGAAAAAACGGTTTGCTAATTTATCAGAACCAATAACACTTACAGAAGAACATAAACAAAAAGTTAGAGATGGCGTGTTGCGTAATTGGGCAAAAAGAAAAGCCCTCCAGGAGGTAAATTAAAATCGCTCAGTACTTCTACGACGAACAAATTCGTCGCTTCCTATTACAGTTTGCTAGAATCTTTAGTAACTTTGACGTTGAATTTGGAACCAACGAAGCTGGTCAAGGACCTGGGTCTACGGTAGATACCTTGGTGCGTGTACCGGTACGCTACGGAGATGCTAGTCGTCAGGCTCAGACTATCTTACAAAACAATTCAGCCAGTGACATGCCATCAACACCATTGATGACATTTTATATTACAGATTTAAAATATGATCGTCCTAGAATGCAGGAACCGTATTTTGTACAAAACATGTCAGTTCGGCAACGAACATATGATTCGACCACTGATAGTTACGAAACTACACAAGGTAACGCATTTACTATCGAGCGTGCCATGCCCGTGCCATATGAAATGACTATAAACTTAGATATTTGGACCAGCAATACCAATCAAAAAATGCAGTTGTTGGAACAAATTTTAACCTTATTTAATCCCAGTTTAGAAATACAAAGCACTGACAACTATATTGATTGGACTAGTTTGACTGTGTTATATCTCAAAGATGTACGTTGGTCCAGCAGAGTTATTCCTGTTAATGCTGACAATCCTATTGACGTTGCTACACTATCATTTACCTTGCCTATGTGGATTACTCCGCCGGCCAAGGTCAAGAAACTTGGTGTTATTGAACGTATTATTACCAGTGTGTACGACGCCCAGGGCGATTTAGTCAACGCATTAACCAACAGTGATTTATTGTTAGGTACTAGACAACGATTTACACCCTACAGTTACCAGGTCTTATTAGTTAATAATAAATTGCAGGTATTGCGGCAACAACAAGTTGTTGATGAATCTAATGCAAGTCTGACAGCGCCTGACAGTCCACCTAGTAACCTACTGTGGAATAGTGTGGTTGGTATGTACGGTGCACTTCGTCCTGGAATTAGTTATATTACTCTAGAACAACCCGATGGAACTGATGTCACTGGTACCGTGGCCTATGATCCTACTGATGATAGATTTTTATTGTTTACTGTAAACACCGATACTGTGCCACCAAATACACTGCCACCAATAACGGCTGTGATAGATCCCTTGGTTAGCGGACCAGGTGCAGGGTTGCCAGCAGCCACGGTGGGTCAACGATATTTGCTTACACAAGACACCGGCGCTTGGTCTAATCCCGATACAACCAACCCTGATGCCTGGGAAGGCACATTTGGCCAACCCCTAGTAGCCCGTGCTAACGATATCATTGAATATGATGGTGCCTATTGGCAAATTGCGTTTGACCGCACTAGCAGCCCGGACAATATGCAGTACGTTACAAACCTTACCTCAGAACTACAGTATCGTTGGACCGGCACGGCCTGGGTCAAATCATATCAGGGAATTTACCCTGGCGGAAATTGGTCTTTGGTTTTATGATGGACACCACTGTTTCAGCCGTAGGAGTCTGGTTTTACACTGTTGACACTCATAGGTATTTGTATCTTATGAGGAACGATCCTAAACATCCAGGAAGTTGGGGGTTGCCTGGAGGCCGTGTAGAATCTGGCGAAACTCTATTAGCGGCTATGAATCGTGAATGCCGAGAAGAATTAGGATTTGTACCTGACCATTTGCGTATGATTCCCTTGGAAAAGTTCACTACCGCTGACGCAGGTTTTGAATACCACACGTTTTTTTGTGTGGTAGATTCAGAATTTCAACCTACATTAAATCACGAGCACACAGGCTATGCTTGGATTGATAGTGGAATCTGGCCTCGACCAATGCACCCCGGATTATGGTCAACTGTAAACTTTGAAGCGGTGCAAAACAAAATACTAGTTATTGAATCTAGCCTACTGTGATATGTCGCAGTAACTGATCCAATCTCGATACGTTAAGGTTCTTACATTAGCGCAGTCTAACCATTCAGCGGGCATATTAGTAGCTTCACCAACCAAGTAGAATTCGACTGGATAAGCCTTAAATATATTGGTAATTTCTTTAATCCAGGTGTTGCGACCCCCATCAATTTCTTGATGATATCCTAGTAAAAATATTTCGCGATGCCCGTCAAATGCAGCCAAATACAATACGGTGGCCAGATCCACAACGGCAGGGCGTTGTGGTATAAGATAAAATTCGCCTGGATTACGAATACAATTTTTTGCAGTGGTATAAACCACGTTGTCCTGTTGAATCTCGGATGCTTGTATACGAGACAACGGTTCGGTGCGAGTTTCTACAGTAAAATCCAAACGCATTTCTAGGGCGATATCACCAACACCATAGGTTTGTAATTTTTTACTGCTTAACAAGCCACCACGGTGACGTGCTAATCGAGTATAGTCAAACACGGCTCGATCCACTGAACTGCCAATGCAGGCTGCTCGGCCACTAATGTGTTGATTTTCAATTGGGTTTGGAATCCACTCGCGTGTTTCTGACTTTTTGCCACCAGACCATTTGGATTCTAGTATTACAAACTCACCAGCATAATCAGATCTGTATCTTGCTTCCATATTTTTAGTATTAGGTTCTGCCTACTACTATCTCTATTGTGCCTTGGGCGCCGTCAAAGTCTTCAAGTGCTTTACCAATTACGGTACCAACTCGAGGATCTTGCTCGGCTCTAGCACGACCAAGTCCGGCAGCAACCATTAGGTCACCTTTGCGTACAGGACCAAGGACCATGGTTGGAACACGACCTGTTAGGGCCAAGGCCACCACATGAGTATCAGTTAAAGAACTATTCATCAAGTACGCAGGATTGGTACTTACTACACCAGCGACTCTGCGATCTGAATCTACAGCATTTACAGTAACTTCGGCTGTGCCACCAAATACTAGTATAGTACCTGGCGCATAGTCAGCATCAGCTGTGTAATTTTCTGCCAAGTCAGCGTATTGTGCTTGAACTGCTTTACCATACACAGTTGACCACCAATTGGCGCTTGATCCTAAGGTTTGTGCATTGGCGGCAGCTGGATAAAAGTTACCACTTGAATCAAGGTATATTCTGTCAGGAACAGCTATTGCGTTAGCTGTACTTGTGCCTGTTCCAAATGTTATACCACCATTGGTGTTTGTTCCATTAAATTGAATGAAACCCATCCAGGTCGCATCAATTTTTTCCTGTAGTCGTGTTCCAGCTGTGGTCCAGGATGATCCAGCAGATGTTCTTGTTTCGGTGAGTTCTAGGTAGTTAGCGTTGGAGTCTAGCGAATTCCATCGACTTAGTAATACCTGATTGCCAGCAGTGTTACCAAGTGAGCCACCATTAATTTGAGTAATCCAGCTTCCAACAGTTGAATTACTAGCTGTTAAACTAGTTAATGTTCCAACTGCTGTAATGTTAGTTTGACTTGCAGTAGTAATTGTGCCTGCTAAGCTGGCGCCAGTTACTGTACCGGTGACACTAGCACTTGAGCCAGTGATTACACCACCAACTACTGACGCGGCTGTAGTAGTACCTGTAACACTTGTACTTGAGCCAGTGATTACACCACCCACTGTACTTGCGGCAGTTACAGCACCTGATACCGATACGCTAGTACCGGTCATTATGCCGCCAACTACACTTGCACCTGTAATTGATCCGGTCGCTGAAACTAATCCGGCTGTTCTGATGTTACCAGCCTGTACGTTACCGGTAACACTAGCAATATTACTACTAATTAGTGTTATGCCAGTGCCGGGTGAAGTGATATTAACG